GGGTGTGCTATACAGGGCAAAACAGAGACAGGCGTGTTATATTGTGTAGGCGTTTGTGCCCTCAGTGAAGCTGAAAAGGAGAGAGAAGGTGAAAGTATTGACATTATCAATGATAATGATAGCGACGATTAGCTGTATCGGCTGTAGTGGAACTTCGTTTACCACTGGTATAGGCTATGATTGGAATGAAGACCACTTAGGTCGTAACCCTGTAGCTATCTTCAGTTTAGACCAAGAGATAATGGAGAATGTAACTTGTGGTTGGTTACATGTAAGCAATATAAGGGATGGTATCCCGTTTAACCACAATAAAGAGAACACAGCAGATATTGCAAATTGTAAGTACACTTATCGTTTTGGAGAGTAGTGATGAAAGAAATACTGATAGTAGTAGCAATAACATTAATGACTATAGCAGGAGCAAGGGCTGATTTTGTAACCCTTGATAACGGGCAGGTAATTACTGTACCTGAGTGGGCAGAGCCTTGTCGGTACGAGAAGACATATTGCCCAAAGGGTTGGCTACCTGATGGCACATTCCCCCATGAGCGGGTAGTGGAGTTTTTTAAGCAAGCTATAGCTAAAAAGGTACAGGATGCCAAGGATACAGGGCAAAGTAAATACCCTATATGTGGCGGTGAGATTAGAGAGGGATGCTATGAGTTTTTGCCTATTTGTGATGGGTTTTCTCCAACACCAGATCATTGTAGGTGAGTATAGGCTATGATTGAACCTGAAATAGAGAATGAATGCTTTGAGTGGGATTGGGCCTGTGGGTGACCTCTCTGAACACTTCTCTCGCTATGAGTTCGCTTGTAAATGCGGATGTGGAGAAGATACTGTTGATTATGAAGAGCTGAATTACTTAGAAAGGATACGTAAGCATTTCGGTTCTTCTGTCACGATTAACAGTGCTCATCGTTGTTATAAATACAACAGGTCAAAGACTGTAGGTTCTAATGATGAGAGCCAACACCCCAAAGCGAGAGCATCAGATATTGTTGTAGATGGGGTTGACCCCTCTGATGTAGCAGATTATGCAGAAGAAATAGGTATTCCTGGTGTAGGTAGATATAATTCTTTTACGCATATTGATAGTAGAACTCACGGTCTAGCGAGGTGGTAGCATGGCTGAAGTAAAGAAAAGAAAGGTAGGTCGTCCTAAGAAGATCGATCTAAGCAATATAACCTTTGATGAGCATGACCCTGCTTCTGTTCTAAAAGCTCTGGGCTTTAACCCTATTGCTGAGTTGATTAGCACATTGAAAGAGTGTGATTCTAAGCTCAGATGGGTAAAGAAACAACCAAAGCCCTCTCAAGCTGCGATAGCTGCACTAATGGCTACAAAGAGAGCATTGAATAGTGACCTTCTTGCTTATGGCTTTCGTAAGATTCCAGAAAAACTTATTCAGGAAAATCACAACTTCTCCTTTGGTATTGAACTTACTGATACTGATGGAAGCCTTATTGAGGTTGAAAAGGTTGTTCCTGTTAACTTGGATGAAACGAGACATTGATAAATTTAGCACCAGAAGAGTGGGAACAGTATTGCCCTGTTTGTTCAAGGGTCATTACAGCTAATAATATTGATGAAGTCCTTGATGGTAGGCACAATGGATATGTCTTTGTACACGATGATATTGTCCATGACGATGATGACATGGAAGCATTATACAAAGGGATACATTAATGAGTGCTGCTAAGAGATTACCTTCAAATGGTACTACAGCAGGGGTTAGACTCCATCCTACTCAGTCTACAGTATTCAGAGACTTATTCGTAAAGAAGGAGATATCTAATGCTGTCACTTGTGCTGCTCGTGGTTATGGTAAGTCTGTTCTTGCCGCAGCTTGTGCCATTAAGGCTATTGAAGAGTGTGTCCAGATGCCCCCTGGGACTCCAAACCGTAATGTTGCTCTTATTGCCCCCACTCATTCTCAGGCAGTTGATATTTACTACCCTTTGCTTGCCTATCAGTTTGGTATTCTGCCTCTTACTACCAAGTCTTCAAGGCGGGATGGAACTTTTTGGTTCGGACCTGAAGTCCTTCTTAAAATCTGGTCTGCTGAAGCAGTGGAAAGAATGCGGGGTACTGGTCAGTACTTTGTGGTTAATGATGAAATTGTTACTTGGGAGATGCCTGGCAGCACTCAACAGGAAGCTTGGGAATCGGTTATCTCCCCGTGTATGACTACTCGTTGGCCTGGACAAGCTAGGTCTCTAACAATCTCTACTCCCAAAGGTATGGATTTCTTCTTTGATATGTACCAGTATGAACACACTGATCCTGAGAATTGGAGGTCATATCACTATGACTATCACCAATCTCCATATCTAGAAGACTTCTATATAGAACAACAAAAGCTATTATTAGATCCCCTTAAATTCGCCCGAGAGTATGAAGCCTCATTTGAAGATTCAGGCGCTCAAGTATTTTATCCATTTGACCGTAAGGTACATGTAGATAAAAGCTTACCCTGGTTTACAGACGGTGAAGATGTTCATGCTTGTATCGATTTTAACATAGGGATAATGGCTTGTAGTGTCTTTGCCCTTAGAGGTAATCAATTACATTTTATTGATGAGTTCAGAGGTCATCGCGACACTGACCAATTGACTAAAACGCTTAAAGAGAAATATTTAGACTATGGACACAGGGTTATTGCTTATCCTGACCCAACTGGACATCATAGAAAAACTTCAGCCGCTGTAGGTGTTACTGACTTCTCTATTATCAAGACAGCTGGAATCCCTATTAGAGCTAGAAGGAAATCCCCTCCAATCATTGACAGTGTAGCTGCTGTGAATCGTCAGTTGATGAATGCTAGAGAACAGATATCCATGTATATCCACCCTAACTGTGTCAATACTATACGCTCATTAGAAAGAACAGTATGGTTAGAGCGAAATCCAGAATCAGCACAAATAGATAAGACCGCGGGTGATGAGCATTTCACTGATGGGATTAGATATGCTACAGAATATTTGTTCCCAATTCAAGCGGGCGGCAAGCGAGTTAGTTATAATGCGAGAAGACTACTATAGGAGACCCTAATGGGTAACATACCGAGCATTCCAAAAGAGATTATACAAGGTAAAGATAAAAGGGTATTGGCTACTTTTATGTTAGAGACCTTTGACCGTAGGCTAGACGGCCGTTTAGGCTGGGAAGAAGCTTTAGCTCAGTCTAAAGAGGCTATTCGCATTAAGCGTAGATTAGTGAATAAGGGTGCTCCGGTAAATGCCAAAGCCCCTGAAATACGAAATTTAAAGTATAAGGCATTCTTGGAGAATAAAGCCGAAGAAGCTTTAGCTAATCGTCCGAATACTCATCATCTTTTTGAGCAAGATACAGCTAAATGGCTCTGGGATACTGACAAGGTTGAATGGTTAGAACCCGGCTTTGCTCCAGGTACCTGCAAAATAAGGCTAAAATGTAATGACCGTATACTACCAGTAGACAGAGAGACTGCAGGTATCTGGTTAGACGTAGGATAAGACTATGGCTACTACCTTAATACATAATACTTCTAGCAAGAAAGTATCTGATCCTAACTTTCGTTATGAGAGTCTTATACCTTTTTATCAAAGGGCTAGGGCTATTATAGGGGGAGAACATGCAGCTAAGAATCATGACCACTTTGTAGATACTATAAATTATAGTAACTTACTAATACCTTTTTCTGCGAACATGACCCAACAGCAATTTGCTTTCTACAAGGCTGAGGCTGAACTCCCTGGGCTATGTTCTCAGTATACACGAGTCTTAGTTGCGGGACTTCTTCGGAAGCGCCCTGACTTAGTCCTACCGGAAGATGCCCCTGAAGGCGCTTATGAATGGATTATAGGCGATTTCACTAAGGAGCATGGTAGCCTCATAGGTTTTCTCGCCAATGCGTTGGAGGAGGAGATCACCTCATCAAGGGCCTGGGTAGGTGTCAATTATCCAAAGACAGATCCCAGTGCGGATCTAACTCCAGAGCAGAGAGATCTCCTACGGCCCTTTCCTATTCTTTATAAAGCTGAGTCTATCATCAACTGGAAAGAGGGTATACACCCTGTTACTGGTGAGAGTGGGCTTCAGATGGTCATTGTTAGGCAGAATGTTGAAAAGGCTGGCAGTAATGAGTTTCATGCGGATATTGTTGATACCGTATGGGTTCACGATTTAGATGGCTTAGGACAATACCGTGTTAGGGTTTATGAACGCCCACTTGTCAGTGAAGGTGAAGCTGAAGCTGGTGAGTATAAAACTTCTGTAGAAACTACAAACAGAGACGATTTTGTATTACAAGGTTCCGGAGAGATACCGTTAGCTAATGGCGAACCGCTTAAGCGTATTCCTATGTACCCACTTAATGGCGCTATCAACGGTAGTGAACCATTACTAATGCCTTTGATTGACAGAGAGGTAGGCTTATATAATAAAGTCTCTCGTCGTAATCACCTTATGTATGGTGCTGCTACATTTACCCCTGTAATTGAATCTGATATGATGGATGAAGAGGTAGATGAGATAGCAGAAGCAGGATTAGGTTCTTGGCTTCGGGTTAGAGTGGGTGAAAAGATTTCAGTGTTAGAAACACCTACTGATGCCCTTAAAGATATGGATAGAGCTATTCAAGACACTTTGATGGAAATAGCTAGAATGGGCATTAGGATGATGGCTCCTGATGTTCGTGATCAGTCTGGTGCAGCATTAGAAATTAAAAATGCGCATATGACTGCTCAGCTCAGTACATTAAATATTTTAATATCGCAAACAATGCGAACAGTTATTTCTATCATGCTAAACTGGAGGTATGATACTGAATATAAAGAAGAAGATATCCATTTTGATCTTTCACCTGATTTTAACCCTGTACCTCTTGGTGCCGATTGGTTAAGATTAGTGACTGAGTGGTATGATACTGGAAAAATCCCCCGTTCTACCTGGCTTGAAATCCTCAAGGCCAATGATATTATGCCTTCTGACTATAACGATGAAAATGCTAAAGAAGAGATAGAAAATGATGATCTCGTATTAGGCCCACCTAAAGCTGAGCAAGAGCTTGACTTAGAGAAGACTGAAGAGACACAACGTATAATGCAAAACTTCAGAGATGAAGAAGCTAGCAATAGCGACAGTAATTCAACAACTAACAGCTCTAATGCTGGAGGAGAGTAATATGGGACGTTTTCTTGTAATGTTTCCCGGTGGTCGACGTGGTGTGTGGCTTAACGATGATGGTACCAAAGAGGCACGTGATGTAGTTAAGCCGAAGGTCAGTGCTGAAAAGGCTGAATTGCCAGCTACTGATGAGATTAAAGATGATGAGCCTCTTGTTGAGAAGAAGACTGTTAAGAAAAAGAAGAAGTTCTCTTTCGAAAAGTAAGGTGGGTATTCAGTGGCCGACATCAGTAGTGTTAATGACGGTCTTTATGATCGCCTAATAGACAACCAGGCAATGTCTAAGCTTTTTGAAGAAAAAGTTCAGGTTGATGTACGGCGAGCGGTACGTAGACACAAGAAGCGACTTCAAGACATCTCAAGAGTAAATCCACGTTCTCCTGAAATTAAAAAAGAAGTTAATCGTTTTGTAAAAGAAACACTTCAAACCACGAGAGGCCATTTAACCGAGTATGGTGCCTCTCAGCTTACCTTTCACACAAATAGCCTTCACAAAGGCGTGGGTAAGGTTTATGAGGTAAAACCTCCCCGCAAATCTACAGTATTAACTAATATCATCGGTACTAATATCAAAGGTGACACTTCCCTTTCTACTCAATTTTCTAGGATAGGAGATAACGAACTTAAACGTATTGATGGTATTGTCAATCGGGGTGTGGCTAGTAGTCTATCCAATAAAGAGATATCAAGTAAAATTGCTCGTACAACAAAGATTACAGAGAATCAAGCTTCAGCTCTGGTTAGAACTTCTATTACACGTTCTACTAATTTAGCACAGTCTGAAGTAATGCAGGCCAATAGCGGTATTATGAAGGGTTATCAATTTACAGCTATTCTCGATACCAGAACCTCTGATATCTGTAAGTTTCATGATGGTATTATTTATCCATATGATGATACTATCCATCTCCCTCCTTTACATTGGCGGTGTCGTTCTACAGTTGTTCCTATAACAAAATCTTTTAATGAACTTTTAGATACTAAAGATCCTCGTATAAAGAAGAAAGTAGTACAGACCTTACCTGCTTCTCAGAGAACTAAGTTAGATGGGAGGTCTGTAGCTAAAGAGGGCTATGGCAATTGGTTAAGAAGGCAAGCATACGAGGTTAAACTTCGCCATTTTGGTAATGATAATGAAAGAGTTAAACTTTTTGATGAGGGCAATCTCCCAGTAAAGAAGTTCTTTACTACCAAAGGTAAGAGTATAAGTCTCAATGCGTTAAGGCGTCTAGATACTGCGGCTACTGTTGTTGTCACTCAAAGACGGTCTTCTGCTGAATTACCTATACCCCCTGTAAAAGCTATTAAGCCACAGCAGCTAATCGCTAATAAGGCATTGGCTGATGACCTTAGAGACTTTTATGTGACAGAAGCTTCTCATCAAAATGCATTACTTTCTTTAGTAGACTATAAGGGTACTTCTATCCCTGGTAAGCGACAGTCCAGACGTAGCGCTAATAATGTGTTTGATGAACGTACACAATTTGTTGATCCTATTACTGGGGAGACAAAGAACTCTTGGTTATATGATCCTGATTTTAATGTTTACCAAGAAAGGATAGATTTTCTCAAAGCATCTAAAATCCTTAAAGATGATCAAAAAGTTTTTATAGAAGATTTTGTAACATCGCTGGATGATAAGATGTCAGTAAATCAACAATCAGCTGTTTTAGAGAATATGCGATTGAATTTTGAGAGGTACTATGACCCTTCTCGGAAATCTTATAGACAGGATTGGGATAACTTAGACGCCATTATACGCTCTGAAATGAAAAATTCTGTAGTCAATACTTCTAGGATATTAGATAGGCGTTCTCGCAGTCGTGCTCAACAGTTTGATATGTACGGTGCGGGAGACTCACAAGCAGCTATTCAGATAAACGGTAAATGGATGACTTTTGATGAGTTGTCTTCTAACCTAGATGCTGATAGGAAATTTCAACAAGAGTGGAAGCGGCTATATGGTAACCCGCTTGCAAGAAAGTCTTATTTCACAGGAAGAGCACCCTTACGCCTATACTTTGAAACCCAATTTAAAGGCATCAAGAAGCCTGATAAGTTTATCAAAGACGTTATTAAAGACCAGCCAGGTGGTGAACTCCTACTCTCTAAGCTTGAAGGACGACCTATAAAGTCTTTTCCTGAGAAAATAAAAGATCAATGGAAAAAAGAGATGTTAGAGATCTTCGACAGAGAGATATCATTAAGGAATATGCTTGTTTCTGCTAGAGAAGATTTCTTTAAAGGCAAACTCAATGACGGGTCTATTGATGCCTTAGCTGATGCTTTTCAGTTAGCAGCTTCTGGCACAGCTACAGACTATGACAGTCTTGCTATCTCAATGGGTAAGCTCTTATATGAGAAGCACCCTTTAAAAGTTACTGCTGGTAAGAAGAATGCTGGAAGGCACATCTTAGGGGCACCTACATTAGAAAACTATCACAAGCAAGGTTCATCATTGTTGCGTATGATGGAGGACCGTAGGATGATAAAGGTCACACCCAGAGGTGTAACCCGTAGGGCTGTTACTGACTTAGAAACGGGAAGACCTGATGGCTCTTGGAGAGATACAGTTTCTAGAGAAGTCATCATTCTTGATAAGAATTTAAAAGAGCTACAGTTAGCAAATAAACGGGTAGATGTAGCTACTAGGATTGGTATTGTCAATAAGAGAGATGAGCTTATCATCGATGTAGATAGTAAGAACTATAAGACAAGGAAAGGTCGTAAAACAGGTGATGCTATCATAACGCGTAGAGCTAATTCTCATTATGATAAGATGCAGATAGATAAAGATATTTCCAACGAGATAAATTGGGCTAATAAAGGCGATTGGGAAGTAGATAAAGATTATTCTGATTTTATGCTTGACCTTGTTAGGTTTAGAGACCCTCGTGGCAATGTTAAAAAATATGACGATTTGAATGGCATTAGACAAATTATCCTTCAACGAGGGGATATGGGTCTCGGTATGATGCAGACTGTTAAGTGGCATCGTGACCGTGGCAAGTCATTCAAAATACCACATCAGATAGACAGCAGAGGGCGTATATATGCAAAAGGGTATCTCACTCCCACTGGAGGCGAGTTTGTGCGTCCGTTCCTTAATACAGGGAGAGTTAGTAAGTTGGGTCCTGATGGATACTTTGCCTTCCAGGAGCAAGTTGGTTCCCTTATCGGACCCGCAGGAGATGCTCTCACTAATAGGGGCCGATTCAAGATTTTTAGAGACAACAGAGCTGAACTTATTGAACTTGGAAGAAAATTACAATCTAAAACCCAAAGAGATAGACGGATAAGAGAGGTATTAGAGCACCCATTGGTGCAAGGTATGGATGCAGAAGAACATCCTAAACTTTTACGTTTTGCTCTTGAAACAGCTAGGATGGATGATCACCTTAAGGGTGACTGGAGTGATACTTCTATACTCTCGACTTTTAAGACGCAATTGCCTATAGAGATTGATGCTTCAGCTTCAGGTGCACAAATCATTGCTCTCAGCACTAAGAATAAGGCATTAGCTTTTGAGAGTAATGTGATTGCAACGCCTAAAAAGAACAGGCTGTATGATATTATGGCTCAAGATGCAGTCTCTGACCCCAGGTTTAAAGCGCTAGGAAGGCTTCCTTCCGATTTAACTTGGGAGGATTTAAGTAAAGCAGCTAAAGCTCAAAATATGGTAAGTTTTTATGGTGCTGGTGCAGCTACTCAAAGAGGGAGTTTGGCTGATAAATTTGCCAAAGAACTGTTGAAGAGAGATCATGTTGTAGTCACTCGTAGGCGTTCAAGTAATACGCCTAAAGATGCTTTCTCTCAGCTAGAACTTAATAAACTAATTGATGAACAGATAAAGTTAGCAAGAGCGGTTGACGCTACTGAAACAGTAAGAGATTTGACTTTGTTGAAAAGGGAGCTTAACGATGTTATTGATAAAGATGCTCCTGTTGGTAGTAAATTACGAGCTTTGGCTAAGGATGTACATGTAGATGTAGAAGAGTTTGTTGAAAGAGTTTCTGGAACACATGCAGGAATTGTTGGCCCTAATGAGTTCAAGGTTATTAGTGATGTTATGTCTGAACACCTCACTAGGCGTGCCCCTGTCACTGAGAAGTTTATTTCTTTCTGGAAAGGTGTAGCTCAAGATTATGTTATTGAAACAAACAAGGTAGATATCCCCTGGGTGACTTTCGATAATAAGGTATTGAGACAGAGGTACAGACCTACGGTTGAAACCCATATTAACTTCATAGACCCTAACACAGGCAGGCGGGTAAGGAATATCTATAGGGATAAGGTTGAAGATGGGAAATTATTAGGTAAAGGTAGTATCACTGATGCCAGGACGGGATTAGGTGTAAATGGTAATCATTCTAATGATGCCGCTATTGTTAGGCAGTTCCATCTATGGGGTCGTGATAAGAACGTCCATACAGCCACGATCCATGATGCCTTCTTTGTTAATATGGGAGAGGCTACTAGAGCTAAAGCAGCATTAAGGCACATTTATGCTGATGCTGTTGATTCAGATACAATAATAAAGACCTTAGCTCAAATGAGAAGAGATGGGATGAGTAAGGCAACCCATGATAAGCTAATTAAGAAAGCAGTAGCCGATGGATTAATACCTCCCAGCCATAAGGCCTTAACCCGAGATGAAATACTAAAACCTCTAGAAGTTGGAGAATCGTGGTACGGCATCGGGCCATAACTGATATACTATATAGACTATAACATAAATTACTTCATCAAATGATGGAGAGAAAATGGGAAACTATAAAAATCTACCTCTGTAGAATCTTTTTTAAGTACCTTTCCCATTATTTTGAAGAGCGGAAGTGTGCATTTAATAATAAATGTATATATAATCTTTCGTGATGAGGATGTTCCTCGTAATTAATCCGGGCTGTGTCCCGATAGGAGAATAGAAAAATGGCTGATGATGTAAACTTAGGAAGTGGCAACGATGGTAATGGTGGCACAGCAGGAGGAGATATGGCCGCAGGCGGTCATGCAGGAGACGGTTCTGTGAACCTCGCCCCTGATTCAAATCCAGCTACAGGCGGAGTTGTAACTCCTGACCCTGATGCTGTCAGTGACATGGTTAATAAACTAGTATCTGAGCAATTGGCTCCCATCAAAAGTAAGCTAGACTCAGCTTTTGAGGAGCGCGACGCGGCTAAAGCAGAGGTTTCCAAGTTACGTGAAGCCGGTAAGCAAGCCGAAATTCAACGTTTGCAGGATGATGGTAAAGAGGTTGAAGCCCTTAGGCTACAGCACTCTGAACTAGAGGGAAAGTATGACGCTCTTCTAGAGCAGAATACAAAACTATCCCGAGACCAACTCGTAGATAATGCTATTGCAGGTCTCTCATTCAAGAACGAATCCGCAAAACGCATGGCGAAGTCTGAAATTGTTGGCGATCTTATGAAAACTGAAGATGGTCAATGGATTCACAAGTCAGGAGTCAGCGTTAAAGATGCAGTAGAAGTCTACTCCAAAGAAAGAGATAAGTCATTCTTGTTTCAACCTAAACCCTCCTCTGGTGCTGGTTCAGTTCAATCTGGTGTCGGTCAAACAAATGTGGACAACAACGCTCCATATATGACCAAGGCTATCGGTGATCTGACTACTGAAGAAATGATGGCCGCGCAAAATGCTGGCAGATTCGGTGAACAGAAAAACCAAACCTGGGGATTTTAATTTAATGCCTAATCTACAGGAGAAACTGTAATGGCTAATCAATTCCTTTCGGGTAACAACCCTTATCAAATGCAGTTCGTAGTTCAGAACAGCATTTCTACGTATACACATGAAGCGTATACTAATGCACGTAAACTGTCTGGTACTGCTATCGTTGGGGCTGATGCTCGAATTGATGTTAGTACAGAAGACTACTTCGGTCAGATGCGCTGGTACAAAGCATTGACTCCGGTTATCAACGTGGCGTCAGTAAGTGATCCCACCGATGGTACCCCCACTGAAGTGACCAGTGCGTTTGCCGCATACATCAAGACAGTCCGTACCCACGGTGCTCGTCAGGTGAATGTTCAAGAGGTTATCTCTAAAGAAGATGGTCTGGCGAAAATTGGTCGTGACTTCGGTGAAACTCAGGCCCAGGATGAGCACAACTCTGTCCTGGAAACCTTAAGTGGTGTAGCCGCTTATGAAGCCTCTCGCGGTGCTGGTATTGTCGACTTTACTACTAATGGCGATACCGGTTCTGTTGGCTTCTTCGTAGATATCCTGGATGCTAATGCTAACTTCGAAGGCACTAAGCTTATAATGGATGGCGCTACTGCTGCTACAGCTGGTAAGAACCGTGGTGAAAACCTCTTCCGTGCTGTTGGTATGGCTTGGAAGGACTATGAAGATGACTATTTCTATATGGTCACTTCCCCCGAGTTGCTTGCTGACTTGCGTTCTGCTAACCTGGTAGATGAGACTATTATAACTGAGGGCAACCTCCAGTTTAATACTATCTACAATGGTAAGTTCCGGTTGATCCTGACTCGTGCTGACCAAGGTGATCAGTCTGGTTCTGCTAATGTTACTGGTACTAAGACTACCTTCATCGTTAAGCCTAACGCTATGACTATGAAGCCTCTGTCTGTTCCAATGCCTGTAGAGATGGGTCGTGACCCAGCTGCTTATATGGGCGGTGGTACTACTGACATCTGGTATCGTTGGGGCTATGTAGCTCACCCTTATGGCTATGACTGGGCTGGTTCTACTGTCCAGTTCGCTCAGACTGCCGGTACTGGTGGTTATGACCAGGCTGCGAGCTGGACTCGTGCTGACCAGGGTTATCTGAACCTGGGCATCCTGCCTATCTTCCACACATAAGGAGTAGGAAGCTTAATGGCCTTAACAGTTGGAGTAAATAGCTACGTAGATCTGATTTATGCAGAAGCGTATGCTACAGAACGTGATGGTACTGATACTTGGTTAGCTCTGGATACAGAAGAGAAAGAGAGAACCCTTGTCAGTGCTACTGACGGTCTGGATTTACTTGACTGGGTCGGAATGGCTTCCGAATCCCCTATTGTGCTTGCGTGGCCAAGGACGGCTACCTACTATGACCCTAAGGCGGGCTATTACATTGAGTTGGTAGCAGAGACCCCTGAAGCGATTAAAGAAGCACAAACAGAGTGGGCGATAGATATTGGAACCAATGGAGGGTTCACAGGAGAAGACGCCGGAGGTAGTAGTAGCTCTTCCGGTACTCCTGACGAGATTAAAGTAGGTTCAATAGAGCTTAAAGGCCTTTCAGGTGTTCAAGTCTCTACTGGAGCTTATACAGTTGGTAAGATTGATGTACCTCCTGTAGTAATGAATTTAATAGACCATCTATTAGTTGCTAATAATTGCAGCACATGCGGTGGCATTGGGAAGCCTGTTTGGAGAGCGTGGTAATGACTAGTTCTCTCGTACATACTGGTGTCGCAATGGCCTTTGATATATTGCAAGGCATGGGCCTGACACAACAGTTTGATTTCATCTTAAATACTGATCGTACATACGATTGGGACACGGGTGATGTGGGAGAAACAGATACTACGATTTCTTTTCAGGGTGTTTTAGAGGAGATTAACATCGAACAAGAAACTGGTACAGATGCCAGTGATATGCTCGAAAACCCTAGAGTGAAGGCCATTATCGATAAGACGGAGTTGAATGGTGTAGACTATTCGCGCTTTGATTCTTTCATTACAGATGCTATTTCATATTCTATCGTTGAGTTCGTTGATAATCAATATTCACTAGAGATAACAGGAGTTCAAGAGTAATGACATTTGCTCCTAGTGCTTCTTATAGTCAATTCGTAGATGAAATCGAAGGAACCTTTGCCGACCCGGAGTGGACTGCATTGGGGTTAGTACTTTATCCTTCTAACTTCGATTATTCAGATAAGCGACCCGCGGAATATCTCGTATTAGAGATCTTGCCTAGTGATGCCTTAACAGATAGCCAATGGGGAGGAGGAACCAGGATTGGTGGACTTCTAATCATTCAAATCTATATTCCCGTAAATACAGGTAGCAGACGCGTTTACGCAATTGCGGATAACCTGGATGATGTCTTGCAAAAGAAGGTTTTAGGATATAACATACAGACAGGCGGATCATCTATCCAACTTAAGGGTAATGATCCAGACAATCCCGCTCTATTTAGAGCTGATTATACTGTCAGATTTAATTCATATTAATTTAGGAGGGCATAATTATGCCTAATATTAGTGCAATTGGTGCGGGTATCTATACCTCACTCGCGTTTGCAGATCTTCCAGTCGTTTCTGGTACTGGGTCTGCTGGTGTTGAAATCGGAAAAGCTGATGCTCCAACGGTTTGGATTACTGAGTTTGAAACTCGTGGTACTCCCCCCGCTGGTGCTGGCGGAGATTTCGTCCCCTGGACTGCAGAAGCTGATGCTCGGGCCTTTGGTAAGATTCGAGAGTTCCCAAACCTTGGTGTACCTGCTAACGTTGTTAACGTTCCTCAGTACGGTCAGCCTACTTCCAGTCAGATTACTGGTCAGTCTGATCCTCCATCTCTGGACTTTACTTTTAACTATGTGGCCACTGAGCACGCATTCATTGATACCCTCCGTGCGGAAGGTACTCAGCGTCTCTTTAAGGTTCGTCTGGCTAATGGTGAGCAAGTTGTGGCTGGTGGTACGAATGAATCAGGTGGTGTTGACCCCGCTGGTACTGAGGGTGTAAACCTTCCTTACGAGACAGAAGAGGCTGCTACTACTGATATGCGGGAGTTCTCGGATTTCTACCTCTTTGGTTCTGTAGCATCGTTCGAGATTGTACCTTCTCTCACTGACTCTAACCAGGTAAACGTTTCGCTTACCATTGATGGTCAGTTAGAAGGTCCTTTCAGCTACACCCCTGATGCAACAGCGGCTAATCCGCCTGTATATGAGAAGCCTTCTTAATAGGCTTTTACAATAAGGGTGTAAAACATAACCCGATAAGGGGTCGCCATGACCCCTTCTCCCATTAAGGAGTAAACCAATGTCAGAAGATAAACCCCCGTTCAATAAAGGGTATGTATGTAAACTGACTACGAACAACATGCGTAAAGCAGTTGATGTTTCAATTAACAGAACTAGCTCAAGACTTAAAGAATTTGATCCTGGTACAGACAAGTGGCAAGAAGTCCTTGATACCATCCATATTCTCGATAAGTTAAAATCGTTAGTGGACGACTTTGTCATTAACAACAAAGCTATTTTTACTAAAGATAAACAATAATGAAGATTCCTAGCATTAAAGGACGTAAAACGGGTAGGAAAGGGATCGCTATAGGTACAGATATGCGTATGAAGAGGGTTCCTGTAGTTTGTAATGAAACAGGCGATTTAAAAGGCTATACCTTTAAGAAATGCTTGTAATGAAATGTAA